TCTTCTCCCAAAGATGGAAGCTCTGCTGCATTCAATCCTAAATATCAATGATGCGCTCAGAAGTATGCCACCAGTAATCGGAAAATCTGTAACGGCACTTGGCGGTCTGTCAGACAAAATCCTTACGCTGATTAACCCCATTAAATTTCTTGGCTTTGCAATAAACCAAATCGGTGGTGTTCTTGCTGAAGATAAAAACTTTGGCGCATATAACGAAAACCTAAAACGATCATCTACTCAGACCATGCGCATGGCTGACGAAGCTGGTATTGCCAATCGCAAGCTCATTGACCTTGGAGACGGTGCAACCGGATCTGGCAAAGCTGTAGACGAAATGGCAAACAAGATCAAAGCGGCTCGAGATGTAATTAAAGACCAACTAGGCGAAGCTCTTGACACGGCTAAGGACAAGCTAGAAGCAGCCAAGACTGCCTACGACGATTTTAAGGTAACGGTCTCTGAATCGGTCACTGGAGAGTTCTCGGTATCTGGTGCAGCCGACGCAGCGAAGGAAGCCGGAACGACTATCCTTGCCCAGCTCACAGCACAGGCTGACGGAGCAAAAGCCTTCGGATCAAAGATTGAAAAACTCCTTTCAATGGAGTTGTCACAAGACGCGCTCAAACGCGTTTTAGAGGCTGGTCAAGAGGCTGGCAGTGCAATCGCCGATGAACTGATTCGAGGTGGCTCAGAAGCGATTACAGGACCCAATGGGATCAACCAGCTAGTGAGCGACCTCAACTTTGTGGCAGATGCTTTGGGCAAGCTTGCTGCAGACAAGTTCTATCAAGCTGGTGTCACGCAAGGCGAGCAGTACTTGGCAGGCGTGCAGTCAGCAATTCAAGCTGCAGAAGTTTTGCTCAAGAACCCAAATCTCAAACTTGCAGATGTCAAGGGCATCGGAGCGAACTTTGCCAACACGGTCTCAACGATCAACACAGGCGCGCCAGCATCACCGACCTCGGCTCCGGGTGGCGCTGCAGCTGCTCGAGGTGGCAACAACTACACAGTCAATGTGAACGGCGGAGTAATGACTAACGCTCAGACAGGCAAGGTCGTCATTGACGCTGTAAAGAGCTTCAACCGTGCATCGGGTCCAGCTGACATCGCGGTCCGTCCGATCTCTGGCAGATACTAATGAGCGCATCTGTCATCCAGTCGGGTGAATATCTCCTAGAAATTGATACTGGATGGGACTCTTCAAGCTTTGTGCTGGACTCCAGCGTGAAGGGCATTCTAAACGATCCGACTTACCCACTAGGACCGACGACAGACTTTGCTGATGTGACCGACGGTGTTCTTGATGTGTCCATCACTCGAGGACGACGCGACATCGGAGATCAGTTCGTGCCCGGCATCATGAACTTCACACTCAATGATCAGCTCGCCGAAGGAGCCTTCAATCCGTTCAATGCGGACAGTCCAACCTATGACCCAGCCAACAATGAGCCCGGCATCGCACCTATGCGTCGAGTGCGCTTCTACCGATACAACTTGCTCAATGTTGCCGAGTCGCTCTTTCAAGGCTTTATCGTCAATTATGACTATCAATTCAATCTGGACGGCAACGACCTTGTAAACATCCAAGCCATTGATGACCAGTATCTTCTTTCGCAAGCATTCCTAGACGAGTGGAATGTCACCGAGCAAGTCGCATCTGCTCGAGTTGTAGAGCTTCTTGCGCTCCCAGAAGTGGATGCTTTCCAAGGTGTTGGTCAGCAATCAATAGAGACCTCAGCAGTCACACTCGGCGGTGCAGCTGCCTACACAGTTCCGTCCGGATCTAATGCTCAGGGCTATCTCAATGACATCATGGCTGCAGAACAGGGTAGAGCGTTCGTGGACAGGTCAGGCGTGTTCACATTCCAAAAGCGAATTGGATCGACACTTGCTGGAGCTTCTGTGGATTTCGGTGACAACGACCCAAGCCACTATCCCTACGATTCTGTGTCAATCAATTTCGGCGCGGACAAGGTAATCAACCGTGCAAGCGTGACCCACCTCGGAGCCACAGGACCAGAAACAGTTGATGACCTTGCAAGCCAAGCAAAGTACTTTATCCAAGCAATCGCCTACACCGAAAGCCTTGTCCATAACGACACTGCAGCTCTTGCTCTTGCTTCCTACCTAATCCAAGGCGAACCAACCGCAACACTCACCAGCGTGAACACAGGCTTCCAAATGCTCTCTACAGGCGAGCGCGACAATGTGGCAATCTTGGAAATAGGTGACACGATCAGCGTTGAAAAGACCATCACAACCTCAGCAACGACTACCAGCGTCATCGCACAGGAGTCCTTCATCGAGGGCATTGAGCATCGGATCTCATTCAGCCAGCCACATCAAGTCACGATCTACACATCCCCGACGACCGTTTATCAGCTCTTCGTTCTTGACAGTTCCACACTTGACACTATTTTCGCACTAAGTTAGGAGCACTATGGCACTTACAACATTCGTATCAGGGAATGTCCTCACAGCAGCACAACTCAACGACTCCTATGCAGCGGTCGGCGGTTGGCGTATTCTCAAAAACGAAACAGCGTTTACGGCAGCTACGCAAGTTGTTTGTGACAATGTGTTTTCGTCCTCTTACACGGCATACAAAATTATTATGCGTTTAACAGGTACTACAGGCGGTGGTTTTCGCTTGAAATTTCGTGTCGGTGGTGTAGCGGCAAGCACTAATTACAACCTGCAAGTTTTGACTGCAAGTTCTACAAGTGTCACGGGTGCTACTCAATCATCTCAAACATCGTTTCTAGTTGCAAACGGTTCCAATGGCACATTTTTTCAATCGGCAGAAATACTCGTGACAGGCGCCGCGTTAGCCGAAGCAACTACAATTCAAACCAATTTTCAAGGCACCGATAGCGCGTATACAACTCCTATTTTGCAATTCTTTTACGGCAACCACAGCACATCAACCGCTTACGACGGCTTTGAGTTAAACGCCGCATCAGGAAACTTTACTGGCGTATATTCGGTTTACGGAATCTCAAAGACTGGAGTCTGACATGGCATTCATTATCAGTATCAATGGCGTAGATCGTCCAATGACAGCCGATGAACAAGACGCATACGAAGCAACACGCGACGCAATGCTTGCCGACGCTAAAGCAAACGAGGCAGAAGCACAAGCCAAAGCACAAGCCAAAACCGAAGTAATCGCCAAACTAGGACTCACTGCCGACGAAGTAGCTGCGCTGCTTTCGTAATGCGCTGGCGTTACCTCATCGGATATGCAGCGCTCATTGCAGTTGTCTTGTGGGGATGCTCCGGATGTGCTGATCGAACTCGAATGAACTGCATCCGCACCAAAAACAAAGCAATTACACTCACGACAGAAATCGCAGTTGGTGGTGGTCGCTGTGGCTAGATACACAAACGACGAAATCAAAGCACGACTCATCCTTGTCGTCGGTATTGGTCTTACTTGCGCGTTCGTTGGCTCAATCTTTACCCTGCTCTACGGTCTGCTCTTTGTGACCCAGCCACTTGAGCAAGCACCAAACGACGCAGAAGCCTTCTCAGTCCTGAACCCAATGCTCATGACATTGAGTGGCGGTCTAATAGGATTACTTGCATCAAACGGACTCAAGAGCAAAGCAAAGGATGACCACCATGAAAGCTAAAGACAAAGCCATGATCGCCAGCTACCTTCGATCAGTCGTCGGAGCTCTTATCGCTGTCTATTCCACCGGCACAACAGATCCACGCGACTTCGGCAAAGGTGCAATCGCAGCAATCATCCCCCCGTTGCTGCGCTGGGTGAACCCTAAAGATTCGGCATTCGGTCGTGACAATAGCCAAAGCTAAAGCTGGAGTTCCTAACGCTCGGGATTACATCGGCAACGCTGACGGAGCATCACCAGCTCCTCGAGCAGGGATGAACGAATGGATCAAGCAAGCCATCGCTGCTTCCAATGGTTCACTCTGGAACAACGGTTCATGGGGTCAGCGTGACATGCGTGGAAAGCCCGGATCGCTTTCAGTTCACGCCACTGGCAGAGCTGTCGATCTTTCATACCGCAAAAGCGAGAAGCATCCGAACGCTGGACGCAAAGAAGCTCTCGTCTTCATCGACAAGCTTGTCGCGAACGCTAACGACCTTGGTCTTCAGTGCATCCTTGACTACTTCCCAGAGCCACAGGGACGCGCTTGGCGTTGTGACCGTTACGCATGGCTCAAGTATGACAAGCCAACAATTCATGGCGCTCCCGGCGGAGACTGGTTCCACATCGAGATCACACCACAAGCTGCAGACTCCGTGATCTGGGTAAAAGCTGCATTCCTAAAGGTCTTCGGGGAAATCCCACCTAAAGCTTGACCAATGCCCTAAGGTCGAAACACCGACGGAAGGCAAGTGAATATGAGTGAGCCACAGATCTTCGATTACAGCGTCTATATCGGCGTGATGGATAACGGACAAGAGATCCTCGTACAAATCTTCACAGAGCCCGAAACGGGAAAATATCTACTAGGACAAATTGCATTCAGATCCCACGCTTCATCATGGGGCGTGCCTATACCACTGGAGAAAAAATGAACTATTTTGCAGAGAAATTGATTGGGCTAGTACTTTGTACAGTCTTTGGGGTTACGGCTCTCACGGGGGCTCCTAGCGCGTCTAAAGAGCCTTCTGGGACTATTGCCCTAGCGCCGATCAGCGTTCAGCCATACCTGATTGAGCCGACTACGACCACCAGCTCCACGATCTTCATCGACCCATACTCGAGCGCATGCGAACAGTTCTCAGCTCTTGCCATCAACCTCGGCTGGGATCCGGAACAGCGAACGGTCCTCGAGTCCATCATGAAGCGCGAGTCCAACTGCACACCGAACGCAATCAATCGCAAAGACCCATACGGCGGATCACGCGGACTCTTGCAGATCAATGGCTCATGGCATAAATGGCTGACCGTGAAGGGCATCATCGCCAAGCCTGCAGATCTGTTACAGGCTCAGACTAACTTGCTCGCTGGATTAGCAATTTACAATTACGGCATGGAGCGTTATGGCTTCGGCTGGGGACCTTGGAGCGTCAAATGAGCGAAGGTGTTGCATGGAATCAAGGCGAACTGTCCGAAGAAACTCGACGAATGGTATTGGAGCAAGCGATGAACACGAATCACACAATGGCAATCTTCGGTCTTATGGATGACATTTTGGCGGTAAGCAAAAACCCTCACGCATCAATCATCCGTCGGCTTCGCACAATGAAGAACTCACTCTCATTGAATGATCCGATGCCACTTTACGATGTGACTACACTGGATCAAGCAATCAAAGCGCTCGAAGCGCACTCATAGAAAAGGCATCCGACATGTCCGACCATCAGCCAGAACTATTCCAAATCACCACAGGATTAGGTGGCACAAAATATGTGCCAACAG